TTATTTGCGTGAAAAGGAGACACTATGTCTAGAGCACGTATGGTGGCAATTCTACGCCAAAGAGAAGAGGCCGCTGCAAAGGCAAAGGCAAAGGCTGAGGCAAGAGCTGAGGCTGAGGCAGCAGAGGCTGCACGCCTTGAGGCTGAGAGAGTTGCTGCTGAAGCAGCACGAAAGGCAAGAGCAGAAGCAGAGAAGGCCGCAGCATCAAAGCCGGCAAGAAAAGCAAGATCGAGGAAGTCTGCAGCAGCTGAAGATTCGGAGTAAATTGACTGATGGCCACGTTTGCTAACACAACGAACCCAACGCCGTTTGGGTTCTTCGATGCCGACAGTGGTTTTCAGACTGACGCTGATAACATGGTCACGTTTGTCAAGCGAAAGCTTGGCGATGATGTTCTTTCTGTTGAATTGACGAAGAAGCAAATTTGGGCTTGCTTTGAAGAGGCAACGCTCGAATACAGCTCAATCATCAATATGCATGAAGCAGAAAGCACACTCCTGAACACTCTCGGTGTTGCGACAGGTTCCGCTGTTTCAGGAAGCTTCAATATCGGACCTCATGGAAAAGAAGCTCTTCTCCAAAGGTTCAATCTTGACTTTGCTTCAAGGAACGCTTCTGCGTACTCAACCGAGGCTTTCATTGGTGGCGACTACAATCACATCAGCGGATCAATTCAACTTGTCAGTGGCCAGCAAGACTATGACATCTATACCGAGCTGAAAGACTCTTCTGGCACCGCGATAACCGGTTCTATGTCATCACCAGGAAAAATGCGTGTGACGGAAGTGTTTCACTTCGATCCCCAGGCTGCGTACAGATTCTTCGATACAACATCTGCCATCAACTATCTTGCGAATGAGTTTGCGTTTGAAAGCTTCACACCTGAGACTGTGTTCTACGTTCTTCCTGTTTTCGAGGACGTGCTTCGTGCAGGGCAGATGGATCTTTCAAACAGGGTGAGACGATCAAACTTCTCATACAAGATCATAGGAACGAAGATCAGGATTTTCCCGACACCGACAGACGAAGATCCAAAGAAGTTGTGGCTTCGGGTCCTTCTTGGTTCAGATCCATTCAACCCTGCATTTGAAGATGCGTCAATCTACGGAACATCAAACGTATCAAACATGCCATTCGGTCACCTGACGTACCAGAACATAAACTCTATGGGAAGGCAATGGATCAGGCAATACGCGCTGTCATGCGCAAAGGAATTGTTGGGGCTGATTAGAAACAAATTCTCATCCGTACCAATTCCTGGTGGCGATGTCACGCTTAACGGCGCCGATCTAATCAGTCAAGCACAGAGCGAAAAGGACACATACAAGACTCAGCTCAAGGAGCAGCTTGACAAGCTTACATACGGTGCATTGATTGCATCGGCGGCTGATGAAGCCGAAGCCTTGAACAGGCTTCTGAGGCTCATTCCAATGCCTAACGGCTTGACAATCTTCACGGGGTGATGCATGCCACGACTGTTCATTACTCCTAGAGAAATTGATTTCATCGCAGACATAACAAAAGAGCTCACGAAAGACGTTGTAGGTCAAAAGATCTACTACTATCACGTAAGGGAAGATCTGTCTGAAGTCAATCCTGTTTACGAAGAAGCTCCAGAGAAAGTCTTCGATCCGCCAATTGAGATTGAATGCCTCGTGAACTGGCAACCTGGCGAGTTTGTGACAGACCGCTTTGGCGTCGATGAGAAGTATAAGCAGGAAGTCTACATCCAGTGGAGAGATCTCATAGACAAAGATCTTACCGAGGTTGTCCAGACAGGAGATTACTACAGCTACGGAACAAACTTTTTTGAGATTACTTCCGTTACGTTTGAGAAAGAGGTATTCGGACAGATTGATCACTACGTCGGCGTCACGATGCAGGGCGTTCAGGCTCGCCAGGGCCAGATCAGGTTCAAGCCTCTTGGGCCAATTGGAGAGGAATACAGCGACGAAGGTGCCGTGCAAGAGGTCTTCGTACAGCAGAGGGGATTCGAGGAAAATCGCTTAGGACCAACAAACGATAAAAGAGCGTTGCAGGAGAATGACGTTCTGGATGCTCCTATCACCGGTCCTGCAGAGGTCAGCCCCGAGGGGACAAGCACGAAGGCTGGATCAGCTTTCTACGATGAGTCATAATGTCAACTAGATACACAAAAACTTCAAATCATGAATTTGATACAGCTCAAGGTTATGAAGGTGCTTCTGCTCCTGAAGACTTCACAATTCCAGCGTGTACGATAGAAGATGTTGACAAGGCAGTTCACAAGCTTTTTGACAAAGAGATTCCTCTCTACTACCTGATCGGAAAGGAGACTAGGAGGATTCCAGTCATCTTTGCAACAGGCGAACGTTTCGCGATACTGCGTCGTAAGCAGCCACTGAGGGACGAGAATAGCGTCGTCATTCTTCCTCTAATTTCGATTATGAGAACTGGCATTGACCAGAAGCCCGGAATAGGCAACGGCCCGCAGCAAACTTTGCCTCAAGTCATCAAACGAAGGTTGAGCAAAGAGGATCCGAGATACCAAAAAGTCCTCAACAAGCTTGGGTTTGAAAGTCAATACGACCTTGAGTCAGGGGCTTCACCTGGCACTACGAGAGCAGGTAGCCCAAAGGGAGTAGACGGGACAAGAAGAAGAACATTCGCAATTGATGGAGATCTAAAGAATTCTGGTAATGTTCTGAGGTCGAGGCTCAACAACAACCTCGTGGAAACGATCGAGATTCCTCCTGTCAAGTACTACCAGGCGACGTACGAGATAACTGTTTGGACTCAGTACACTACTCAGATGAATGATGTTCTCTCTGCAGTCATGTCTTCGTACACAAACATGCATCAACGAGAGTTTCGCCTTGAGACAGATGAAGGCTACTGGTTTGTCGGATATGTTGATAGCGCCTTTTCGCCAGGAAACAACTTCGATGAATTCTCAACAGAAGAGAGAATCATTCGATACTCATTCAACCTTGAGGTCGTCGCTTATCTCATAGAGCCAGACATCCCCGGTCGCCCTGTCGGGATTAGAAGTTTCGTTTCAGCACCTACGCTTGACTTTGTCGTAGAGGATACCCCAGCACTTCCCCTTCCAGTCGGCGGTCCTGTTCCTGGTGATGTCAACGCTTACGTGTTGCAAGACCTAGACGCAGTCGACGCTCTTTTGCCCGGTCAGGCAATTGGCGGTTCACCCGAAGCATCTGCGGCCATGGCGGCCACCGGTGAATCAGGAACTGGCGCGTATAGAGCATCTTCAGACGCAAGAAACCCAAGATCATCAGAACCCCCGTTGCAAAAATCAACGTCTGTTGGCACAACAAGTTCAGGTCCAGGAACTGAGATAATTAGAAGGACCGTTGTCAATGAGCAAACAGGCGAGCGACGAGAAGTTCTTGTGAGGGTGAAAGGCAGAAACTCTAGAAAGGGTGAGACTGTCTTGAGGGGTGAGATCGGAACAACGTTTGACGACATCATCTCTTGACTTATCGATTTCGAAAGCATATTTATCCATGAACACATTGGGAGACAAGCTCCATGGCGGAACAGACATTTAGATCACCGGGCTTCTTTGAGCAGGAGATCGACCTTTCCGGTCGCACGCAAGCTGTCGAGGGCGTGCCGGCTGGCATTATTGGAACATCAGAGCGTGGCCCCGCCTTCGTTCCTGTGACGGTGGGAACATTCACTGACTTTCAGCAAACATTTGGTGGGCTCGATCCAAAGCGTTTTGCTCCCTATGCGGTTGAGCAATGGCTTGCGAACAGGACTGCAGTTACATTTACTCGCGTTCTTGGTGCGGGTTCAAACACAACGACAACCGACATTTCTCGAACTGCACAATACGGTGTTGTAAAGAGCGCTGGTTTCGTGATCAGTGGAACGACTACTGACTCAAGTGCCTTTACTACCGGACCAGCAAGGGCTTTGGGCGTTACGAAGTTCATTGTTGCTTCACACGAGGCGAACACTTTTGAGTCTGTCGCGTTTCCATCATTCACGGATAACGTATCAATTAACGATGCAACTCAGGCGAAGCTCGTCCGCGGTATGGTTCTTCTAGCGACTGGAACGAATCTCTTCGTCACATCCGCTGCGCCAACGAATGCTTCAATCACCCCAGCTGAGTTCCTAAACACAAGGGACGCAGCTGCAGTAACCGCAGACGGTTTCAAGCTCATTCTTTCTGCTGCTGCAGGAACATTCACAAACGATGCAGGAAAAGCCGGCGGAAACACAAGGGTCAGGATTTTTGATGCCTCGTTGAATCCTACATCAGAGAATTACATCTCGAAGGTTCTCAACACTGATCCCCTGAAGTTCCAAGAGCAAGGTCACCTGCTTTATGCAGACTTTGCAGTTGAGGATGAAATTGCAAGGGTTTCTTCGCTTGACAGCGCCGGTGTTGCAATTGTCTCTGGTTCTCTCGCTGCTGGTGCAAAGTCGCCAGGTGGAACTGCAGGTAAGTACCAGGACCTCTTTGGTCGCTTTGATACAAGATACTCAACGCCGACAACACCGAGCGTTATATCACAGCCTTTCGGCGATAAGGTTTACGATCTATTCAGATTCGAGACGCTCGATGATGGTGCATACGCGAACAACAAGTTCAAGGTCTCTATTGCAAACATCGTAGCATCTACTGATCCATCAAACAAGTTCTGCAAGTTTGATGTTCAGGTCAGGGCGTTTGATGACACTGATACTGCGCCTCAGATCCTTGAGGTATTCCCAGAGTGTAACCTAGACCCAACGAGTGATAGGTATGTTGCTGCCGTTGTCGGAGACAAGAAGGTCGTCTTTGATCATGATGCAGAGCTTGCCGAAGAGCGCAGGCTGGTGATTACAGGCAAGTACGCAAACGTTTCAAGATACATTCGCGTTCTTCCTACTGCTGGAGTCGTGGATGGTGATGTCCCGGTTGATTCAGCTCCGTTTGGTTTCAGAGGCCTTCCTGTT